GTTAAATAAATTAATTACTATATTAGCAAGTAGAGATAGTAAAGCGTGGTATACGATTCGTCAATTAGTAGCAGATACACGAGTAGATGATTTTCAAACAGCATATCGCTTTATGTTTGATAACTTAGAAAAATATTCATATGGCCATGATGCTGAAATTTCAGTAATATTAGATGATTTTATATGGAGAGCAGGTGTAGTGCCTGATAAAGAAATAAATTTTAGTGCTGCAATAAGTAAGATACTTGAGATAAATAAAAAACAAGTACTTTAATTTCCCTAACGGGGAAATATATTCTTCATATATTTATTGATATGATAGGAATATATAAGATAACAAATCCAAATGGTAAAGTTTATATTGGTCAATCCGTAGATATTGAAAAAAGATGGTATCATTACAGTAAAAAAGATAGTAGAAACCAACCATTATTAAATAGATCATTAATTAAATATGGTATTGAAAACCATAATTTTGAAACTATTGAAGAATGTACTTTAGAACAATTAAATGAACGGGAAATTTATTGGACCCATCAATATAACGCTCTACACCCTCAAGGATTAGTATTAAGAGCTGGAGGTAGAAGCGGGCATTTAAGTGAAGAAATGAAACGTAAAATAGGAGATGGAAATAGAGAAAAAATTGTATCTAATAATACTAAACAAAAACTAAGTTTATCTAAAATGGGAAATTCAAATAGATTAAACACAACTCATACTGAAATAACAAAACAAAAAATGAGTATGTCTCATATGGGAAAAAAAGATTCTGAAGAGACTAAATTAAAAAAAAGCTTATCAGCTAAAGGACGTATAAAAACATCTGAATGGAGACAAAATATAAGCAACTCCCATCCAACAAAAAAACCAGTAGAGCAATATAATATTGATGGGTTAAAATTAAATGAATATATTTCAATTAATGAAGCATCACGACAGACAGGAATTAGAGTAGGAGATATAAGTGCATGTTGTAATAATAAACAAAAAACAACATTTGGGTATATTTGGAAATTTAAACAATAAATAATGAATAAAATAATATACTTATATGAAAATATGTATTTCCTATCTGAATAATATGATTTATAATATATAAATGTTTGGAAATCAATGCTCTGAATCGTATCTTGATAGTATAAAGAAATTAATAATTAAAACCTCTCGATATGTAGGTAATCGAATTAAAATTATGAAAATTAAATTTTTTAAAAAAAACGCTTACAAAAATGGATTTGAATTAAACTTCATTGGAAGTAAGTATAATTTAAGAATTGCAAAATATCAATTTGCATTTTGGAAAAACTATCAACCTATATTTAACTATACTTGGTAAAAAATAATACATATGGTGACACTTGCTATAATAACATTTGCAGCAATTTTAATTAATAAATATTATGGAAAAAGAACTAATTAAATACCACGAGCTTTGTGCAAAAGCAACATTGTATCCAGGAAAGACTATAGAAGAGATTAAAAAAATATTAAATAAAAAATGGAACAATCACAATTAAACATCAGTCTAGATAAGACAACAGCATCATCGTGTGATGAATGTCAAAACGAAGTATTCCAAGAAGGAGTATTATTACGTAAAGCATCTCGTTTCTTAACAGGAACCGCTCAAGATGCACTAATCCCAATTCCAGTATTCGTATGTTCTAAATGTGGGCACGTGAATGAAGAATTTATGCCAAAACAATTAAAACAATCTGAATAATGATATATTTAATTATTATTTTTTCTCTAATAATGTTAGGGAGTATTGCTATATTTGTATCTGTTAGTTCAACTCATAAAAAAGAAATTCATATTAATAATGAAAAACTTGATAAAATGTTTGAATTCCTTAGAGATGATATTGCTAGAGTTACTATTCAAGTTAAAGAAATTAAACAAGAAATTGAAATAGTAAAACAAATGCAATTTACCAATAGAAAAAAAATTGAAGCATTAGAAAACCAAGTTGCACAATTAAGATCAGGTACTAATTCAAGATTCTATTAATACATTTAGATATGCCAAATATATTTGATCATTTAAAAAATATTACAACAACTAAAGGACCTTACTTAGGAGAGGAAGGATGGAATAATTATATGATTAATCGTTTCCTCAGTATGGATCCAGATTATGTTGAAGTAGTAAATATTGTTCAAAAGAATACTTGGCAGATGAAAGGAGAATATCTATATAATTTATATAAAGATTTAATTCCTAAACAATACAAATTCCTTAAATATATTAAACCAGCTCATAAAATTGATTACGCTATAGAGGAAGTAGAAGCTGTACAATTATATTTTGAAGTAAGTAAGAAAGAAGCAAAACAATATATTGATATGCTTCCTAAAGAAGAACTAAAAACAATTACACAACAAATTAATGGAAAATAAAGATAAATCTGTTTTAGAATTCGAAAAAGAATATCCTATACTAGCAGAAGGTTTTAAAGCAATACAAAAAGAACAATACGAATTGTTTTCTCGTAAAATGCTTTCATACGGTTTAGGAAATATTTCAATGGGAACTAATTTACAAAATGACGAAGAAATAAATTTATCTTTAACTGCAATTTGGATCCGTTCAATGGATAAAATGCAACGTCTAAAACAATTAGTACTATTAAAGAAAAATAATCCATTAGACAATGAACCAGTAGAAGATGCCTATACTGATCTATCTAACTATTCAATTATTGCTATGCTTGTAAAAGCAGGCAAATGGAAAAAATAATGGCTGCTAAAAAAGAAAAACTAACTGAAATTGAACTTAAAGTTCAATATCATACACCTCCTGAATTAAATTATAGTTATCAAAAAGCTATATCTTATTCACAATATTCAGTTTGGGCAACTTGCCCTCATCAATGGTATAATAGTTATGTATTAAATCTAAATCCATACTCAAATAGTATTCATACATTGTTTGGAACAGCAATGCACGAAACATTACAAAATTATTTAACAGTAATGTTTGAAAATTCTGGTGCGTATGCTGATGTTATGATCAAGTTAGATGAATACTTCCAGGAAAAATTTATTGAGTTATATCAAAAACATTATGAAACAACAGGAGAACATATCTCTAATGCTGTTGAAATGCGTGAATTTTTTGAAGATGCTAAAGCAATATTAACTTGGTTTAAGAAAAAACGTGCTAAATATTTCTCAAATAGAGGATGCAAATTAGTAGGTATTGAATTACCTTTATTAGTCAACGTTTCAAACAATATATTCCTGAAGGGGTTCATAGACGTTGTAATATATGATACCGATTTAGATAAACTTTATATATACGATATAAAAACATCCACTCGTGGATGGTCCGATAGAGAAAAAAAAGATGAAAAGAAAACAGCACAACTCCTCCTCTACAAAGAATTCTTTGCAAAACAATATAACTTCGATATTGAAAAAATTGAAGTTGAGTTTTTTATTGTTAAAAGAAAAATATTTGAAACGGACGATTTTGTAATCCCTCGTGTTCAACAATTCAAACCTGCTAGTGGTAAAGGAAAACGTAGAAAAGCAGTTGATAATATTGAAAGATTTGTAGCAGATTGTTTCAATTCAGTTGGAAAAGCAATAGAAAAGCCGTATACTAAGATAGTAGGAGAAAGTAGTTGCCGATGGTGTCCATATAGTAGTACAGAGCATTGTAATCAAATCGCATCTTCTTAGATCTATATATATTTATATATGATATTAGATTATTAACTAAAATATATAACAATGGCAAAGATGCAATTAACAAGTGTTAAAGTTCCTGAAGATGTATTCGAAGAATTTAAAATAGCATGTGTTAAGTACAAATTTAGCGTACAGAAACTAACAGAAAGATGTATGTTCTTATACTTAACAAATGAAGAATTCAGACAGAATATTCATAATCAACTAGATACACAATTACCAGAAGAAAAATAAAAACTAAACAACGTTATGATAAAAGAAGGTTACATTCCCCAACAAGATCGTAAAAAAATCCTATTATTGTGTGATGATATTCGAATGACTTCGGGTATTTCAACTATGGCACGAGAAATTGTAATAGGTACTTCACATCGTTTTAATTGGGTGAATTTAGGTGGTGCTATTAACCACCCAGATCAAGGTAAACGATTTGATTTAAATGATGATACTAATAAACAAATTGGTATTACAGATGCTAGTGTTTATCTTTATCCTATTAATGGATACGGAGATCCAATGATTTTAAAACAAATCATGGAAATAGAAAAACCGGATGCTATTATGTTCTTTACCGATCCAAGATATTGGACTTGGTTATTTCAAATGGAACATGAAATCCGTAGTAAAATTCCAATGATTTATTTGAATATTTGGGATGATCTACCTTACCCAATGTATAACAAATCATATTATGAATCTTGTGATGCATTAATGGCAATTTCTAAACAAACAGAAAATATTAATCAAGTTGTATTAGGAAATAAAGCTAAAGATAAAGTAATTAAGTATGTACCTCATGGTATTAATGAAGATCAATTCTTCCCTATTACCTCTTTACATACAGAATATCTATCATTACAAGATTTTAAGAAAAACATGTATGGTGGTAAAGAATTTGATTTTACCTTACTATATAATGCTCGTAATATTAGACGTAAATCAGTTCCTGATTTAATGTTAGGATGGAAAATATTCACTGATAAATTATCAATTGAAGATGCTAAAAAATGCGCTTTAGTAATGCATACTCAAATTGCTGATGAAAATGGTACAGATTTACAAGCAGTTAAAGACATGATGTTTGGATATAATGAACAATACAACATTATATTTGACCAAAATAGATATGGTACACCAGGAATGAATTTACTTTATAATGCTACAGACGCTTGTGCTTTAATTAGTTCAAATGAAGGTTGGGGATTATCATTAACTGAAGCAATGATGTGTGGTAAACCAATTATCGCTACTGTAACAGGTGGTATGCAAGATCAAATGGCCTTTAGAGATGGAAAAGGTAAATTAGTTAAATTTACAGAAGAATTCGGCTCAAATCATAGAGGCAAATATAAAACTCATGGAAAATGGGCATATCCAGTATTCCCATCAAACTTATCAATTGTGGGTTCAATACCAACACCATATATTTTTGATGATAGAGCTGAACCATTTGATATAGCTGATCAAATTGAATTACTATATAAAACTAAAATGGAGCAACCTGATGAATATAAAGATCAATGTGAAGCTGCTCGTGAATGGGTTACTTCAGATGAATCAATGCAATCAGCAAGATGGATGTGTAAAAATGTAATAGATACATTTGAAGAAACATGGGCAAACTTTACTCCAAGAAAACCATTTGAATTAATTAAAGTAGAGACTCCAAAACAACCATTCCATTACGTAAAAACAGTTATAGCAAAATAAATATGAAACCACTATTAGTTATAAGTTGTCCATTGGACACATATTCAGGTTATGGTGCAAGATCGAGAGATATCGTTAAAGCATTAATCAAATCTGAAAAATACGAAATTAAAATATTATCACAAAGATGGGGAAATACTCCATTTGGATTTTTAAAACAAGATAATCCAGAACATAAAGCAATGTTGGATTGTATTTTATCAACTCCTCAACTTCCAAAACAACCTGATGTTTGGATGCAAGTAACTGTTCCAAATGAATTTCAACCACAAGGTAAATTTAATATTGGTGTAACAGCAGGTATTGAAACTACAATTTGTGATGCTAGTTGGATTGAAGGATTAAATAGAATGAATTTAAATTTAGTATCTTCTAATCATGCTAAAGTAGTATTTCAAAATTCAAAATTTGAAAAACGTAATAATCAAACTCAACAAGTTGAAGGTAATGTTGAATTAACTGCACCAATTGAAGTATTTTTTGAAGGTGCTGATACTAATATTTATAAAAAAATTGATAAATTTACCTCAAAAGATTTATATAATCAATTAGATGCTATTGAAGAAAAATTTAATTATTTATTTGTAGGACACTGGTTACAAGGTGAAATTGGTCAAGATAGAAAAGATGTTGGTATGTTAATTAAAACATTCCTAGAAACATTTAAAAACAAACCAGTAAAACCAGGTTTAATTTTAAAAACATCAGGTGCCACTCCATCTATTATGGATAGAGATGAAATGCTTACTAAAATTCAAGCTATTAGAGTTGCTATTGGTGGAGACAATTTACCAAATGTTTATTTATTACATGGTGAATTTAATGATGATGAAATTAATGAATTATATAATCATCCTAAAGTAAGTGCGTTTGTGTCATTTACTAAAGGTGAAGGTTATGGACGTCCATTATTGGAATCATCAATAGCTCAAAAACCAGTAATTGCTTCTAATTGGAGTGGACATATTGATTTCTTAGACTCTAAAATGTCAACATTACTATTAGGTGAAGTAAAACAAATCCACCCAAGTGCTGTAGTACAAAATATGTTAATACCTGAATCAGGTTGGTTTACAGTTGATTATGTTAAAGCATCTAAAGTATTAGAAGATGTTTATAAGAACTATAAAAAATATATTGATGGAGCAAAAAGACAATCGTATCGTTCCCGTACTGAATTTAGTTTAGATAAAATGAGTGAATTATTACTTAAAATTCTTGATGAAAAAACTCCTAAATCAGTAGAATTAAAATTACCTCAATTAAAGAAAATAGAATTACCTAAATTAAATAAGATTAAATAAAATGACTTCTAAGGAATTCGTTATTTGGATGAAAGGCATTGTAGCTGCTAGTAACAACTATAATATTACTCCAGGTACTTGGGATATTATTAAAGAAACACTTGATAAAGTTGAAGATAACGAACCTCAAATCCAATATTTCCCATATACTCAAATTAAAGGTATAAATTATACAGAAACACGTTCAGATAAAATAAAAGACAATGATTGAAAAATTAATAGAATGCCCTAGATGTGGCTCAAATGCTTGCTCTGAAATGTCAGATGACAAGATTACTATATGGTTGTGTATGGGATGTGGTTTTACCACTAATACCTTTATGACACCTGAAAATGCTATTAAAGCTGAAGAAGTAATTCCTAATTTATATAAAGATTTAAAATTTATAGATGAAAAAGGATTAGCATGGTATCCAAATTCAGTAACATTAGAAGATAAATCAATGGTGTTTGCTGACGGTACTTCTAAAGATGATTGGAAATGGGCATCAACAAAATCAGTTGAAATCTCAGAAGAAGAAAGACCAAAATTTAAAGGAGCTACTCATAGAGCAGATATGACTACACTTAAACATTTTGAAGAGAAAAACTTTATGGATGCTTTAGAGTATGTAGGATACTTTGATAAAAAATAATATTATGAAAATTAGTTATGCAATTACAGTTTGTAATGAGATAAAAGAAATTAAACAATTAGTCTCATTTCTATTAAAACATAAACGAAAACAAGATGAAATCGTTGTGTTAATGGATGAAAATGGAACACAAGAAATAAATGATTTCCTTTTAGATTCTGTAGGAAAAATTAAAATCGCTAAATTCTTATTCAATAAAAATTTTAGTGAATTTAAAAATCACTTAAATTCATTATGCTCAGGAGATTATATCTTTAACATTGATGCTGATGAAATCCCATCAGAAACATTAGTAAAGAATTTATCACAAATACTAGAATTAAATCCAGATATCATAGCATATGCTGTACCTAGAGTAAATACTGTAGAAGGATTAACTCAAGAACATATTCAAAAATGGGGATGGAATGTAAATGAAAAAGGATGGATTAATTATCCTGATTATCAATCTCGCATTTATAAAAATGATCCTGAAATATTTTGGGAAAGAAAAGTACATGAGCGATTAAACACTTGGGAAGATACTCAACCTTTACCAATGGAGACTGAAGATTGGGTTTTATATCATCCTAAAACTATCGAACGTCAAGAAAAGCAAAACGCATTATACAATACAATATGAGAATAAAAGTTAATCACTTTGATAAAGGATCATTTGAAAAAAGATTCGATGACTTAAAGGACATCGACTTTTCTTTATTCATAGATGCTGTTCCTGAATCACAAGAAGAATTATCACCTATTAATATAATGGTGTTACAAGAACCAAATGAGTATTTTGGATATCATGATTGGGCAATTGAAAATAAAGACTTATTCTCATTTATATTAACATGGGATGATAAAGTACTAAATAATTGTGATAATGCTAGTTTATTATTATTTGGACATACTTGGTTCAAACCAGACCAATACACCGAAGATAAAGTAAAGAAATTTGAAGTAACCCACTTACGAGGAAATCTACTAAAAACATACGGTCAATCTTTAAGACACGAATTATTAAATAGACAAAATGAGATTGTAGTACCTAAAAACTTTTATGATGTTTATGGAGATAGACATAATATTGAGGATGCTCGTTTAGGTAAAGAAAAATTATTCGGTAATTCAATGTTTGGAATTGCAATTGAAAATACTCAACATAATGGATACTTTACAGAAAAAATATTAGATTGCTTCCTACAAAAAACAATCCCAATCTATTGGGGATGCTCTGATATAACAGATGTGTTTAATCCAGAAGGAATTATTATATTCACGAGTGTAGACGATGCTATTCGTAAAATGAATGGATTAGATGAAGAATATTATTGGAGTAGACAGGCAATAATAGACGAAAATTATCAAAAAGCATTACAATACGTTGATTACGAACAAAATATATATAATAAAATAAAAGAAATCTTTAAATTTAACAAAATAATATGAAAAAAGTATGGTACGCTCCTAACAAGTTTGAATCTTACGGAGAAGAAGAAATAAAAGCAGTTGAAGATTGTTTAAGAGATGGATGGTTAGCCGGTTTCGGTCCTCGCTCTATTGAATTTGAAGAAAAAATTGCTAAAGAATTTGGAAAAAAATATGGTGTATTTGTTAATTCAGGATCATCAGCTTGTCTTTTAGCTTTAGCAGTATTAAAATTACCTAAAGGTACTAAAGTAATTACACCAGCTTGTACATTCTCAACTACATTAGCTCCTATTATTCAATTAGGATTAACTCCAATATTTGTTGATGTTGACTTAAATGCATATGTCCCAACAGTTGAAGATATAATTAATGCTGTTACTCCTGATGTTAAAGCAATTATGGTCCCTAATCTAATTGGAAATAAACCAGATTGGAAATTACTAAAATCAGAATTAAAAGAAATTAATAGAGAAGATATTATTATAATTGAAGATTCAGCTGATACTATTTCATTTACTGAAGATACTGATATATCAACAACTAGCTTCTATGCATCACATCTTATTACAGCAGGTGGTATGGGAGGTATGGTAATGTTTAATGATGAAAAATTAAGAGATATTGCTTTACAATTTAGAGATTGGGGTCGTATGGGAGATAATTCTGAAATTATGGATGATAGATTTAATCACGTTGTTGATGGAATTCCTTATGATCATAAATTCTTATATGATGTTTTAGGTTACAATTTTAAATGTAGTGAGATGAGCGCCGCGTTTGGATTGGTGCAAATTAAGCGATTTGAAACGTTTAAACAAATTCGTCGAGCCAACATTGAGCGTTATATAGCTAACTTAAAATCCGTTGAAGAAATATTGTTACCTAACGATAGTATTGAACCTAATTGGCTAGCTATTCCATTACAAACCGAAAGACGTCTAGAATTATTAACATTCTTAGAAGAAAATAATATCCAAACCCGAGTAACGTTTGCTGGAAACGTAACACGTCACCCTATTTACAGAGAATACTTACAGGATTTCACTAATTCAGATTTAATCATGAAGAATGGTTTCTTATTAGGAGCACACCACGGAATGACTTTAGAGGATGTAGATTACGTTTGTGATAAAATTAAAGAATTTTTCAGCTATGGAAA